TAAAGTCTTTAAGGATGTAATTGATGAGGTATCTGCATATAATTTATCTTTAACTGGACTTGTAGCATGTGGGAGGTAAGTATTGTGTATTACTTTATTTTATTTAAGATATCGCTTGCATTATTCCTGATGGCTGTTTTATTTGCTTTTCTTAGTTTATTCTTCCCTTATTTTAGTAAGGGTGAGTATGTTATGGATGTTTTAGGTCATATTTCATTGTTTATATCATTGGTATTTTTGGCTTTATGTGGTTGGTTGTGGGTTTTTGATATTTGATGGTGGTGTTATAATGGATTATTTCTTTTTCTTTAAGATTTTTGTAGCATCCTTTATTATGACTTTTATTTTTGTATTTAGTATGGGTGGATGTGAGCGTTTTTCTTGGGTTTATCGTGTTTATGATACTTTATCGACAATTTTTTCTGGTATTGCAGTGTTTTCTCTAATTATTACATTGGTATTGTGGGTGTTTGACTGATGAAATACTTAAAAAGAAAAATGGTAGGTAGGTGTTGCTTTACTTTAGATTGTAATGCAACAATCAATAATAAAATTAGGGTGAGTGGTTTACCTTTTGAAAGATATATTCAGTATATCAAGGCTAATAAGCTTATGTGGTTGGGTAAGTAATAGATTGAATTTCTTTATCGTTAATTACAAAACTTTACAACTTAATAGGTATAGTGTTATAATGGTTATGTAGATATTACATAACCATTTTTATTTAAAGGAGATTAAAATGTTAGATTTGTATAGACGTGCTTTTCTAAGAATTCCAGTATATTGTGATGATGCTGTTAAGTCAGCATTTCCTAATACAGGTACATTTGAAGTAGATGGGTTTTTCTACACTCATACATATAAAGATTCGTTACTTTGGGAGTTAGTATTGGCTGATTCTGTATGTTCTGAACAGATTACTGAGATGGAGTTTTATCAAGAAATTCCTAAAAATCTTAACATACATATATTTGGCAATGGTACTTCTATTGGTATTCAGTTAGATAATTATCAAAGGGGTTTCTATGATTTTGTAGGTAAGACTGTACATGTATTTTGGCATAACTATTCTGTTTACTTTACCTTTGATTTAGGTAAAGTGAATATTAAATATCGTAAATTAGACATTGATATTACAAAAGATACTACAGAAACAATTCATATTTCATATATTGACGTTGTTTTAAAAGCTATACGTCTTTTTAATATTGGTATTTACAAGGTGGTTGAGGGGTAGTATTATGTCAAGTTTTGATTATATTAATATTAGCGAAGATATTAAATTAAAGGATGCTTATAAATTTCAAAAGTCTATTATAGACAATAGATACTATTCAATTTCAGATATTTGTGGTAAGTATTTACGTGAGTTTAAATCTTATACTAAATGTCTTGTTATTGTTAGCGATTCATCACATCTTAATAGCTTTTTCGATATAGTAAGTTATACTAACTCACAGATATTCCTTGATGAGAAAGATTTAAACATATCGCCTATTTTTTGCATTGAGGTGTCTGAGCGTTATGATGGTAAGTTTTTGGTTAAATCCGTTATGACTTGTTTTTCTTCATTTAGTGATTTAGAGGATTTATCAAGCTTTATTGCAAACTCTTCTTTTTGTGATAGAGTAAAGCTTAGATGTCGTAGAGATGAGTGGAATAATCAATTTCACCATGTTGATTTATATCTCAAACTTTATGGTAGCGATGATTTAGTAGATGTGTGTTATGGACTTGTTCTTAATCGTGAGCAGTATATGTCATTAGTTGATACAATTAAGGAAATTAATAAAGGTTTAAGTGATTATAGGTTAAGTATTGCTAAGAGCAATGCTACTTCTTATTATAATGTGTCATGCAAAAGGGATATGGTGGTAATGTAATGAAGTCTTTGTTAATAATGAGAGGTTGTCCTGGTAGTGGAAAGACAACTCTTTTAAAAGATTTAGGGTTAGATATTTATTCTTTAAGTAGTGATAGGTTACGTTTGATGTATAGTTCACCTGTTTTAAATGAAGAAGGGAATTATACAATTAGTCAAGATTGCAATAATGAAGTATTTGATACTTTATATAAGATGTTAGAGTATCGGATGATTAACGGTGAGTTTACAGTTATTGATGCGACTCATTGTTCTTCTCATAAAACAGTACATAAACAGATTCAAGAGTATCGTAGATTAGCTAAACGATACAACTATAGAATCTATCAGTATGATATGACTATGGATTTATTAAGAATATCTGAACAGAATGAATTACGTAGGGGTACATATTCTTTTGTTCCACATCATATTGTCGATAAGATGTATAAGGTAATGAAAGATACACCCAAGCTACATAGAGATATCACTAAGATAGATTCATTAGAAGATTTTATTTCTTCTTATAATACAGACTATCTGTGTGATGCTAATGTATACACTAGTGTTAAGGTTATTGGTGATATTCATTCATGTAATACTGTCCTCAAAAATGCTTTATCTGATTTTGATACTAATACATTATATGTGTTTGTTGGGGATTACTTTGATAGGGGTATTGAGCATTATGATACATTAAAGACTATTCAAGATTTATCTAAGCGTAAAAATGTTATATTGTTAGAGGGTAATCATGAATCACATTGGATTCGTTATGCACATAGTGAGAATGGTGATGATTTAGGTTACAAGCGTTTCAGAGAAACAACTTTAAAAGATTGGTTACTACATTATGATAATGAATCGGATTTAAAGAAAGAATTACGTATATTATATCGTAAACTACATTCTTGTTATTTCTTTAAGTGTGGTAATATTAGATATATGGTTACGCATGCCGGTTTGACAAAGTTCCTTGAAAATGCATTATTGTTGTCATCTACTCAATGTGTTAAGGGTGTAGGTGGTTATGACTTTGAGGTTTCATTAGAGTATACTAAGCAACAGCGTAGTGGTACTGAAGTTCAAGTTTTTGGTCATAGAGGTGTATCTTCTTCTAAAGGTTTCAGTTATTCTTTAGAGGGTAAAGTTGAATTTGGTGGTCATCTTAAAGTTCTTAATATTGATAAAAGTGGTCAGGAAGTTGTTGAATATAAAAACTATGTATACAATAAGAATTATCTAGATGAAGAATTTAAATTTCAACAAGAATTTGGTAAGGTTGTACTAAACACGGATTCTATTGAAGTTAATGTCATAGCTAATTCTAAGTTAGTTAAGGTTCGCAACTGTGGTGATATGGTTAGTCTTAACTTTACTGAAAAGGCATTTAGACATAACTTATGGGATAGTGTTACAATTAAGGCACGTGGGTTATTTGTTGATAAAATTACAGGTAATGTTAAAGCACGTTCTTATGATAAATTCTTTAATTTAGGTCAGAGAGAAGATTCTAATGGAGAGTTAGATAAACTAGTTTACCCTGTCAGGGTTGCTAAAAAAGAGAATGGTTCTTTAGGTATCATTTCTTGGGATAGGCAAAAAGGTGATTATATTTTCGCTAGTAAGAATTCTACAATGACTGAGCATGCTGGTTATGTTAAAGAAAACTTTGAGATGGTTGATTATAATATTCAGTATGCATTGCGTACAATTTTAATGAAGTATAATTGTTCTGCTGTATTTGAGATGATTCACCCTAAAGATGTTCATATCATTAATTACAATAAATCTCATAAGCTTTTCTTGTTAGATTTTGTACCTAATAAATTGCATTTGGATAATGGCATCCATATTGATTATGAGTTTTCTGAAATGTGTAGGAAAGAGTTTAGTAAGATTTATGAAGAAAACCCTATGCTTGCATTTGATGATGTGTTTAAAGTTGTGTGGTCAACAACTGTTTCTGATAGAGATGCTTTAGATGTATATCTTGAAAAAGCTAAAACTTGTGATTTTGAGGGTTACGTATTTACAGATGCTAGAGGTTATATGACTAAGATTAAGTCTGATTCCTATTTAGAGTGGAAATACTGTAGGACATTATTAGGTCATTATGTTAGCAATAGTGATATAAATACTAATTCCTTAAATGATTTTGAAAAGAGTTTCTACAGTTTCTTGCGTACTCACTTTGTTAGCGATTTGAGAGATAAGAATATTTTAGAAGTTAGAGATATGTACAATCAGTGGGTGGCTAATAAATGATTGGTAAGTACAATATTAATGATAAAGTTTCTTTAAATTCTAAAGGACAAAATGCTAATATAAAAGCTAATATCTTGTCTGATGAAGAGATGCGTGAATTGGGTTTTACTGATTATGCAAAAGATAGATGGTATTTCTGTAGAAGAGTTGGTGGTAAGGATAGTGATATTAGTTTTAATATCACTATTAATAAGAAAACTAAGGACGTTCAGATAGATGTTCTAGATGAGATGTTTTTACAGCCTTATGACTTTCAAATGTATATCGGTACAGTTGCTGTAGCTAATCGTGTGTATGATGATGTTCAAAATTACATGAAATTCTTCATGGACAATGGTGTTATTTATGGATATACTTTAGGTGATTATATTTAGATTGAGGTTTATATGTATAAAAATTTCTATAAAATATATGACATACTAACTACATTGTTTGATTATTTGGACTATGCTCATCCTTGTATTAAAAAGTTATTTACTTTGGGTAATAATTCTGTTAAGTATGATAAGTATAGTGGAAAAACGACTATTGTTTTTGGTGATGATATATATTTGATTACTGATATATCAATATTACACTATATATCTTATGATTATTATGTAGCTAATTATGATAATATATTTGATGATTCATTAGATTTCTATCATACTTTCTTATCTGTACGTGGTGTTTCATTTAAAGATATGGCTTCAAACCTTGATAGTATTGTTAGCTTTAGAAGTAACTTTGGTTATAAAACAGATGATTCAGATATTGAGTTTCTTAAAGAATATTTTTTACTTATTCATAGTAAATTATGTGAGTTAGATAGTTTGTAGGGTTGTATGGAGATATATTTTACTAGTGATTTACACTTAGGTCATGATAATATAATACGTTTTTGTAATAGACCATTTAGTAGTGTTGAAGAGATGAACGATAGAATTATACAGAATTATAATTCTATCGTCCATAAAAATGATTTAGTATATATTTTAGGTGATTTAACCTATAAGATTTCTGTTAAAGAGTCTAATAATTTAATACAACAATTAAAAGGTCGTAAGGTTCTAATTCGTGGTAATCATGACTTAAAGTATGATAGTAGTTTGTTTGAAGATATTCTTGATTATAAAGAGTTCAATCAAGATAAGGTTAAGTATGTGTTAATGCACTATCCTTTAATGAGTTGGAATGGTAGTTATAAGAATAAAAGTATTCATTTACATGGTCATATTCATGCTCAGTATGTATATAACTTAAAAAATAGACATGATTTTGTTCTTAGGTATGATGTTGGGGTGGATGCTAATAATTATTATCCTGTATCTTTGACTTCCATAAGGGATTTCTTTAAAGTTCAATTAGAATATAGTGAGGGTGATTAGATGTCTTTTGATGATATTAAATTTAGCAGTGATTATTCTGCTGAGGATATTAATAGAATAACTAAAGATTTTGTAGATATGGTTAAGTATCTTAGAAATAATGAAACATACTATAGTTCTATCGTTAATGAATGTGATAAAGCTTTAGGTGATTTATATCACTATTGCGAGTTACGTTATCCAACAACAAGAAGTGGTAAAACTAAAGTTGTAAGTCTTATTCGTGATATATCGACTACTAGACGTAAGGCTAAGGATATTTTAGAGTTAGTTGACCCTATCTTGAAGTTAGATACGTCATATACTAATGAGTTAGGTAGGGTATCTAATTCTATTAATAAGTCATATAACAAATTATATATTAATGGGCGAAGGTATGTTCCACGTGTTTTAAATGGTTTATTTGAAGATGGTGGTGATTAGTAGGTGTCTGATGCATCTAAACTTAGGGATAGGATAGATGGTAGGATAGATAAGTATATCTATACCTATGCTGATGCTTATTTTAGTGGTATTGACAATAAAATATTACATGATGATTTGTATAAGGATTTAGTGTTGGATTTGAAAAGCATTATCGAGGAAGAATGTAATAGAATTGGTTTAAGGTAAAGTATTGTTTTTATTTATAATCTGTGGTACAATTTATTTACAGGGTTTGATAGTTTAATGAGTCTGAGTGGTTATAAAAATTCTCTCTCAATCACTCTCACATAAGAAATAATCTCCGTAATTTCAATGGAAGTTTTTCTTCTATAATCACTCAGATTCATTAAGCTATCAAGCATTTGTATTTTGCCACGTTGTTGCATAAATTTCTCCTTAAAAGCGACTCATATATTTCATCGTGATTATATGAGTCGCTTTTTATTTTAATTTAGTGGGGTATGGTTTGAGCGATTATAAATTAGAGGGTAAGTACATCTCTTTCAATGGTATTACACTTGGTACTGACCAGATAGAGTGTGCTGAATATATGTTAGCTAGGAAAGGGTGTATATTGGGTGGTCAGTGTGGTTTAGGTAAAACACTTATTACATCTGTGGCTAACAAAGTATTGTTGGATAAATATAATACAGTTGTTTCTATTATAGTTTGTCCTGTTAAGGCACTCAAAGCCTTTAGAAGAGAGTTGTTTGAAAAGCTACTTCTTAAAGAAGATGAGGTTGGAATTATATCTGCTGACTATACATTGTATAATTTAGATACAAATAGAATTTTTGTATGTACAGATACTCAGGTAGAGAAGTTAGATAGAATTACTGCTGAATTGAAGTCTAGAAATATTCCAATGATTCTAAATGTGGATGAGGCACATAAGTTACAAGATAAGAAAAGTAAGTTTTCAATGATTATGTCTAGTATTCGTTCTAGATGTTCTATTGTGTGGCTTATGACTGCTACTCCTATTCTTAATTCTTTAGATTCCTTATATAACATTGTTAACTTTTCTTCTCCTGGTTTTCTTGGTAAGAAAGATGCTTTTGATAATAATTTTACTTTGTGGAGTTTACGTGACCAGTACATTAAACGTGGTGGTAAGGCTACTAAGATTAAGGTTAAGGATGTATATGGTTATAAAAATCTAGATATTCTTAGAGAGAAGCTTAATGATATTATTATTGTTAGAGGTAAAGAGTATAATCTTAAATTCACTGCTTTAGAGTGTGATTTATCTGATAAAGATTACGAGATATACAAAAGAGTTTCTAGTGGTATTCTAAACTTTGAAGATGATGCTAGGAATTTCTCACGTAGGATGCATGATTTACAGAGGTTTGTTGATAGGGTTTATACCGATGAAACAATGGAAGATTTGGTATCAAATTATTGTGATACTGAATATTCACCTAAAGAGGAATTATTGCTTAATTCTTTAGAAGGTGCATTTAGTAATGGGTATAGTGTTATTATCTATGCTGAGTATAAGGAAACAATTTCTAGGCTAGAATCTATCTTAAAGAAAAACAAGAAAAAATTAAATCTTGGTAAGATACATAAAGTAACAGGTTCTATTAATATTAAGGTTAGGGAAGCTGTCGAAGAGAATATTGGTTCTAGAGATGTTGTGTTGATTACATCTGCTGGTACTGAATCAGTAAATCTACAGAAATGTAACACAATTATATTTTATGATATTTCATTTTCAACTAAGAATATGATTCAAGCAGTTGGTAGGGTTTGTAGACGAGACTCTAAGTTTGATGTTCAGTATGCTATTTTATTAGTTACTAAACGTACCATTGACGAATATAAATATCGTATGTTCAATAATAACTTGAATATGGTTAAGGGTGCTGTTGGTGCTGGTAAAGATATACCATTGTCAGAGGATATGTTGTTGTCAGATGCTAATGATTTACGTGTTCTTAAAGATGAGTTGCTATGGGCATACAAGGGTTCTAAGAAACGAACAAGAAAAGCTAAAACTACTGATTATAAAGTTGTTGAAAAGCAATTAGTTCCTTGTACATATGCAGATGCTAGTGGTGAGATTGCTAGTTATCGTTTTTTAGTTGAGCCGTGTATTTCCAATACTGTTGGTTTTGATTTAGACTCGTGTACTAAGTTGTATTCTTATATTTCAGATAAAGAAATTCCTTTTGCTGTTATTAAGACAAAGTATCATCAATACTTTACTACAGAAGAGGGTAAGAGGATGCTTTTATCTCTTAAAGATGGTGCATTAAACAAAGGTAGAATATTACTAATAGGGAATAATATAGAGATTTCTAAGATGATACAGAAAGAAGTATTGAAGCTTTGTAAATAGTCTTTGTTTTATGTTAAAGAGTGGTTATTGAGTAGAATATGGTGTATGATAGGGGTATAGGTTTCTCTATACCCTTATTTTATTTTGGGGGATTATATGAATACTAGAAATAAGAGTAAGTTAAGAGCATTGATGTTAGTTTTGATGAGTCGTAAATATGTGGTAGATATCATATCTTTTGAAGATGATATTATTAATATCAAGATAAAAAAGATTTAATATAGTATATTTTTCAAAATCCTCTTTACAAAACTTTACACATGTGTTAACATGATGTCAACAGATAAAGTATGTTTCTATTGTGAGGTGATTGAGGTGTATTTTCGTTTATATCATTTTAACAGAGGCTGGGTTAATATACGTAAAGCTATTAAATTGTTGGATAAGGGTGATAACTGTAGCTATATGGGTGTTGAGTTTTATTCTGATGATAGTTTTACTGTTTGTGTTTGTTTCATGGAGGATGGTGTCAATGAGTAGTGTGTGATTACAGTGATGACTTTGTATTAAAAGCTTTGAGGTGGTATTATCCACGAACTAAGTTTTTTATTTCTGAGAATGGAGTTTTAATGGGTAAAGACTTTATGTTTGATGGTATCTATAATGTTTTTACTGTTTCAGATGATATGAAGGATAAAGCAATAGTATATTATGGGGATAGACAGAAACATAAAGATTGAGAGTTCTTATATTTTTAATGAAAAGTATTATATTAGGGTTTTTGTTATAGTAGATGATTTTAATTCTATTACTGTTGATGGGTTAGACGATATAGTTCATAAAGTTTTAGATAATCATCACAAAGGTAAATTTCCATATACTATTACCCCTGTTTGTGTTGGTAGTGAGGATTTTCTCTTTTCATTAGATTATTACATTAGGGTTTCATATAATAATGAATTGTCTGATGATACTAGTTCAAATGTTTGTGATGTTGGTTATAGTATTCATGTAGTGTATGTTCAATGGTTTAAGTGGTATATTACATTTAAGGATATTTTTAAGCCAGATGATTTAAGTCATTTTTTGGTAGGTCATATTGGTGATGGTGTATTTTTCAAAGGTTTACGTAAGTTAGTTAATTTTATTAAAAGGTAGATTTAAAAGGAGATTTTATTATGGATAAATTTTGTGATGTAAGAGTAGTTTCTATGGTTAATTATTTTGCTTTACCAACTTCTTCATTATGTTGTCGTGTTGTAGGTGATAACCTAAAAGTTGTAATATGTGATGAGGGTTTATATGCTGGCATGCCACGTCCTAGTGGTGGTTTTATTAACAACAATAATTCTTATCGTTATATTGAAGCTATGCTAGATACTAAAGGTGAGGTTGTTGAGTTTGAGGGGTATATTAACGCTGGGTATGGTTTTGAGTATTTTGAAAAAGATTCTATTTATGCATTGGGTGCCATCACCAAAGAGCCTAAGGTTAATACAACAACTATAAAGAATTTTATTAAAGAGTAGTGGTATTTTTTTAAAAGGTAGATTAAAAGGAGATTTTATTATGTTTAAGTGTTCATTTTACAATGATGATGGTTCTGTTAGAGAGTGGGTTTATATTGTTCTTTCTATCGCATTTTTGTTTGTTGTTATTGGTGGTTATCGGTTCATACTTGCTGACAATCCACCTCCTGAAAAGATTTTATCTCAACAGTATACTAATGTTTTAGGTAAGAATTTAAACTTAGATGACAGCTTATATTATGCTAGTTATGGTTTTACTAAGGATGCAACTACTAAAGGTGTGTCTAAGTTTAGAGATGTTGATTTAGATTGGAAAAAGATTGATGCTAAGGATTTACCTACAGAGGTTAAATCTCATTTATCTCAGTCAGATGTTGATTTAACTGTTTATGTTGCTGATGTTGATGAATCTTTAATTAAGGGTATTACTGATGTTAAGCATTATGTTCTTGTTAGACATTTTAATGAAAACAATTCTGATAGATTAAGTGGTGTATATACTGTGGTTAAATTAAAAGATGGTGGGGTTAAAGTGTTTACACTAGATGATGCTATTCGCTTTATTACAGCTCATTTAGTTACTAAAGGTAGTAAATAGCATGAGAAAGTATATTAAAAAACCTGTAACTGTAGAAGCTTTTCAGTTTTTCTATAATGACGATGCATCTACTGAAATACTAAAGATAGAGGTTGGTATCGATAATTGTTTCTATGATTGTGATGGTAAACTCTTTCTGCGGACACTAGAGGGTGCTATGGCTGTTCGAGATGGTGATTATATCATCAAGGGTGTTAAAGGTGAGTTTTATTCTTGTCGTAAAGATATCTTTTACAAGACATATTATGCTGATGATATCGTAACTAAATACGTTGTACATTTGGAACGTCGGGATGTATTTTCACCTATGTTCTTTGATACATTTGAAGATGCTGTTTCTTGGGGTAGAGCAATCTTTGAAAAATATAAGGACATTAATGATTGTGAAATTTTCTTATATCAAAGTTTCAATCATCTAGTAGATGATACAATGACAACTTTTTATGTTTCTAAGTGTAAAGAATATATTCCTTATGTATGGGATGAAGATATCTTAAATCATTTACAGGTTGATGTAGATGATAATAAGGAGTGCTGTTGTATTGCTGATTATACAACAGCTGAGGAAGAAAAAGATTTAGGATTAATTGTCAACGAAGCTATTAGGGGTTGGGTATTTAAACATAATCTTATTGATAGGGTATGGGGTTATGATATTGAATACGATACAACAGTTTCTGTTCCAATTAAAGAATAGGTATATTTAAAGAGGTAGTATTATCACTACCTCTTTTTATTTTACTTTACACTTCTTTACATATGTGTTATCATTTAGTTGTAGATATTCTATTATATTTGTGTGAGGTAGATTGATATGAAATTGAAAAACTATAAGGTTTTAGATGGCTATCTTGTTATTAATGATACAATTTATTTTTATTTAGGTTCTTTACGAGGTATTCGTTTAGATGACAATTACTTAAAATTAGATAAAGAGTCATGGGTAGGTGAATGGTTTAGTTTGATTGATTTTGATGGTGATATATCTGATTTAATTAGATTTGTTGATAGCACTAATAATCTTATTAAAGATGCTAAGTCAAAAGAGTATTTAGTTGTTGAGTGGGGAATTTTCTTTTTAATTATGTTGGTGGTAGTTGTTGTTTCTTGCTTTGTTGGTATGGTTATTGGTGTTAGTTGTGGATTACATATATGAATATAAACATTGATTTTGATAGTTTTGATTCTAGTAGTTTGTATTATAAAGATAAAATTAAAAGTTATTCATTAGATTACATTAGTTATAATCATATGTTTTTATTAAAATTGTATTATGACATGAGTGATGATGAGATAGCTAGATATATGTATTTTTATGGTGATGTGTATTAAGAGGAGATTTATTATGTATAACCGAGATGATTTTTATGTTGATAGTGAGTATGGTTACTTTATCGTTTTTGGGGATAAAGTTTTTGATATAGATGAAGTCAAATACATATATCTACGTGGTGAGGCTATGTATATTGAGATGTCTGATGGGACTAAGGAATATTTTGATATTGTTGTTAATGTAGTTAACATTCCTATTTTACTTGATTTCATTAAAGAGTTTAAAGTTGCTAAAACAATGAGTAAAAAGTCTGAAGAGTGTATGTATGAGCGTTCATTTCGTCATTATGCTTTCTATGTGTTTCTAGTACTAGTCATTTTATTTAGTTTTTTGTTTTTCTTAACTAAATAGGAGAGTAGTGATATGAGTTTTACTAAAGATAGCTTTGGTTTTAAAGACGATTATTTCTATTATCAAGCTAGTTATATTGGTGGTAGATTTGATTCACCTGAGTTACGTTCTTTTAAGGGTGTTTATCGAGTTACAGATATGTCACATCTAAGTTTAGGAACTAACACATATGGGACTATATTATCTGTCTGTGTGTATGGTAGATATAGTATGGATGATGTTAGTGTTAGAAGTTTTTATCTAGATGACTATAAAGAGAATAAAGCATATTATGATACATTAGTACATAATGTTAATACACGTATTAAGTATTACAAGAAGGAGATTGAAGATAGGGATTCTTGTTTTGTTGGCAAGATGTTCGTAGTACTTCTTATATTGTTTATAGTATTTATGGTTTATATGTGTGGCATATCTTAATAATATTACATAACAATATTAAACTTTACAATTCAATACATATATGGTATTATTTAAGTAAGATATAGTGAATGTATCTAAGCACTGTATGAATGTATTATAGTATACAGCTTTATAGTGGGAATGGGTTTGTTATATTAGGCATAAGAGCGGTACATTATACTTTTTACAAACTTTGTTTTTTATAACTTATTTTGATGGTGATGACTCATATCCTAGTGTAAGGTTGTGTAATGTTTTACATCATACTTATTTATGTCTTTTTATTTTATAGAAAGCTAACACTATTAGAATACATCAATCGATACATTCACTATATCGAATATTATTAATTTAGTTTTCAAATATTACTTTACATAGTATTACTAAACAATACAAAGTGATACAAAACAAAGTATTTTTTATAGAGGGGTATATACATATGGATTATTACATTAAAGAGTTTTTAAAGACTAATAAATTAGAAGTAGGTGTACCATTTAAGGTTAAGGAACTTAGACGTTTAGTGATAGTTGATGAGGATGGTTCTTTTAAGTATGAAGATAGTGGTGAGGTATTAGTATTAGGTGATGTATTTAGTATTCTAAGTGGTGCTTATCATGTAGAGTTAGCTAATACTAAATACACGAGTGGTGATACTTATTATTTCGTATCTAGTATGAATGATGTAAAGCAGGGTACATGGGGAGATAACATTTATGATTATGCTTTATTGAGTATGGGTAATGTATTCAATGCACGATTTGAGGCTGAGAATCATAAAGAAGAAATTCTTAATAAGTGTAGAGAGATTAACACTAAAGATACTAAGGTAGTAACTAAGAAAGATATTACTGAAGTGTTAAATGATAATGTGAATGTGTTGTCTGATAAAGTTAAAGGCTTAGGTGATACAGCTACATTGTTAAATAAAAAGCTTAAAGATGGTGTAAGTGGTATGGCATTGTCTATCGATAAAGATAGCATTGATAGTGGCAAGTATAAAGGCTATACATTACATAATGGGGTTAAAAAAGACTTTGATATTAATGCAACTAGTTTAGGTGAGGCTATTCGTGAAGCATTAAAGAAAAGCTTTAAATAATATAGGTAATATTAGTTAATATAGGTAGGTGAGTGTGGTATGTTAGAGAATACAATTAAGATGTTAGTTAATATGTTAGATTATTATTATAAAGATAATCTAATTGATGGTGTAAGTACTGATACAAGTGGTAGTAATTATGTTATGTCTGTTGATTACTCTTTAGAGAGTGCTAAGTGTACAATAACGGATGGAACTATGACGATGGATGCTACTCTATACTATAATGATAGAGTATGTAACTTGTATATTAGGAATTATACAGAAGGTTATAATACTTCTACATTAGATACTATTATTCAAGGTATTTGTCATTATGAAGAAGTGTTACAACGTGAGAGTGATATTGAGGTTAATGTAACACTTATTTAGTATAGGTGATACTATACAAAAGATAATTATGTGAGATAAGGTGATTTATTTATGGGTTTGATTCAATTCAAGTTGCGGAGTGGTGCTTTACAAAAGGTAATACAGAAACGTATGATTTCTATCAGTGAGTTATCTAGGTTGAGTGGCGTAAGTCGTCCAGCTTTGTATAGCTTAATTAATGAAAATGTAAATTATGTTCGTATTAGTACCTGTAGGAAAGTAGCAGAAGCACTTAAAGTTGATGTAGATACATTATTTGAGGTAGCTAGTGATACAGCTACAGAAGAAGTTAAATAGATGGAAAGATTTTATAGTTTAGATATCAAGACACAGTATGTGTTACAAGATAGTGTTAGAAAGGATAGCTTTAAGAGTATAACAACTGTTGATGGTGTTCAGTGGTTGTTATGGACTTTCTATCATTGGGGTATTAAGTATTTAACATATGATACAGTTAAGGGGTTACAATTATTTCATGGTAGACCTGTGTATGATGTAAGTACTAAAAGATGGTATGGTACTAAGGTAGTTAGAACAGAGACTGTAGAAGATACAGTTAGTAATACTACCCATAGTACTAATGGTGAAGTGAATAATACAGGTGAGGGTGGTATTCATGGAGAAGGTACTGTTAGTTCTGGTATTCATATGGGGACTAATGAAGTTGAAAGAGGAAACATCACTAATGAAGTTCATAGTGATATTCTTCCTGTGGATAATCATAATGGCGAAGATTTAGAGAGAGGTAATACAAATGACAATGGACATGGTAGTAACAATCATTCTAATGGGGATGGGACTAACATTCATGACAATGACAGAGAATTGGATGGGGCGAATACTCATAGCATTTCTAGTGATGGTGGTGTACAACCTGTTATTTTAGGTGCTAATATACGTGAGGTAGTAGAGTATACTGACAAAGGGAATGTACCTAAAGACATGTCTTTCTATTTACATTCGTTGATTTCTAGTGTATTTGAGTTGTCTGAGGGTATGGCTATAGAGTTAACTACACAAGCTATTGAAGATGATGTAACTAGTAAAAAATTAACAGATGGTGCTGTAGTAGAGGTATCTAATAATGGAGTGATATGGTTTAAGAGGTATTTTAAATCGATTGAGCCTAATTTATCTACTAAGTATTGTGTGTATGGTGGTGGACGTACAAAAGATACTGTACGAGATATGGCTGATGTAGAGTATTATCAGTATATGCGTTATACAGATACTACACATACTGATATGAGTACGACTAGTGTATGTGCTAATGGGTGTGGTAATTGTAACAGTACTACAGTTAAATTTGAGAGTGTGAGGAATACAGTAGATGGGAGAGTTGTTTTTGCTGATAGGGGTAGTTTAAATAGATAGGATATCTATAGTAGATATAATATAAAGGTTATGGGTAATAGTAAGAGTTGTAGTAAAAATACTAAAGATGAGATTAGGTATCTTCCAGAAAACATTGTTAAGGTGTCGATTGATATGGATGAATATCTAAGGCTTAAAGAAGTAGAGAAAGAGTGTGTAGGTCTTAGGAAAGATATATTAGCATATAAAACAGATTCTATTTTTGTAGAAGAGCATGAAGTGTGCTATGAGCGTTTACATGAAAACTTATACAATGAGTTAGAAGTATTGTATACTAAGTATCGGGGTTCTGCTATATGGAATTTAGATATTACATTATGTGGTGTTATAGCTTTCTTTGTTAGAAAGTACTTAGAGGGTAGTCCTGAGGCATTTGATTATGATGAGAATACTAGGTTGAGATACAACACCTTAGTGCATGCTGTTACATCATTAGAATATTTTTTTGATAAATCTACTAGTGAAGATAACTTAAATGAGGAAGATAGGGAATTAGTATTAGAAGCTTTATCTGAGTTGAGAGATTATTGGTTCTCTATGTGGACATAGAGATTTACTGTGAGAGGATTGAGATATATGCGTTATGTTTTATTGGGATTTATTCTATTGACTTCTCTTTTTATAGGTGGTTGTGGTGATTGCTTTGTTGGGTGTGGTGATACTACAGTCAAAAATCAGCCATCATTATCTGCTAGTAGGGAAGAGAAATTAAACTATTATATTACTAGTCAAAGTGATAGTTTAATTGAACAGAATAAAGATTCAGATGTGTTTAGTCATAGATATACTGCTAATGAACTTGGTACTGCTGATTATTTGCCTAAGACTTTTGAATATATGGATAGTAAAGGGTATAAAGTAGATTCCATTAGATATGACGATAATACTGCATTATATTTTGTTTCTAAGACAATGTATTTTTATAGTAATGCTAACAAAGGTGTTACTGTGACGTATAGGAAGAAATGATACAGAAAATATTAAAGAAAATATGTAAGTGGCTTATGTGTGAGAGTATACAGTAACGCATATTATTTATAGGAAGTAGTTATATGGATAAAAAGGTTATCATTAAATCTATAGTGTTTATATTATTTTTTGCTGTTTACTGTTTTGTAGAGAGCAGACGATAATCATTTAAAAGGGGATTAAATACATGGTAGTAAATACTGATACAGGTATAAAACTTTTGTATATTCCATAGTATGCATTATTTATTCAGTTATATAGGGAATTATACACAAATGGGTAAAAAGAAAAAGAAATTAAAACGTATTAAATGGTTTAAAAAGGGTAGATATAGAGATAATGGTCATGTAGGTAGTTTATCTGATGGAAATATAAACTGGAATTATTTTGAATACTAATTTACAAAATAATTTAGATTATCTCATCAATGGAATAAAAGTGGATTAAATATATGGTAGTATGTTCTGTAAAAGACTTAATAAATGAATTATTAGAGACATCGTGTTATGTTGATGATACAGTAGAAGTTGTCAATGCTGTAGGTACACCATATCAAATTGCTAAGGTAGTTAATAAAGATGGTATTGTGACATTGGTGTTAGACGATGAGTAGATTTCTATGTGAATTTAATTTTCAGCAAATATTAGGTAGACATTTATTTAAGAAGTATATATGTGTTCCTAATGTATCTATGTATGAATACAGAAAGGGTGAATATGAAGCCGACTTTCTGTATTTTAATTTAAAGACATTACATCTAACTGAGGTTGAGATTAAGTTATCTGTACGAGATTTCTTAAATGATTTCAAAAAGAAACGATATCATGATAGTAAGGAAGTCATGTATTTGTATTATTGTATGCCTAGTGAGATGTATTATGATAATCAAGAGTTGATTGATTCTAAGTTAGGTGACGCTGGTCTAATATTGATTAATGGTGTAGATACTGACACAGAAGATGGTGCGTTCTACGAATTTGACTGTTATAAGAAACGTGCTAAGAAACGTAAAGGTGTTTCTAAGTTGTCAATCGATAGAGCAATGTACTATATGCGTATTGGTTGTATGAAGTGGATAATTAAATAAGTGGAGATTACATTATGGCAACAATAGAAAACAAACGATTTACTAAGTTTAGATTACAGTTAGAATTACTAGCATCTCATACAAGCTATAATTCAGAAGATTTAGTATTCAAATATTACTTTAAAGGTGTAACATTATCTACAACTAATTATGGTGATATTAAATTACATGAAGTACGATATAGGTTATGCGATTATTTCGTGATTGAATACTATGTAGGGAATGTACGACTTGTTGATACATATGATTTAAAGGTTAGTGGTGATTTAGATTGTAATAATATTATCAAAGAGGTTGTACAGTGTATAAGTGATGTTATTGATTGTGTAACGATAAACTTTAAAGATAGAACTGTTGCTAATGACTTTATGAATGAGTATCTCAGTAATTCTATTGATGATAAAGAAGATACTATTCTGTATCATTATAGTGGAAGTGATTTCTTAGTAGTATATACAAAAGATTTTAACAATAGAAACGCATATCGTATTAATAAGTTCTTTGTAGAGAATTTAGTAGCAACTAATTTATTAAATGATATTAATGTTAAGAATTTTAAGCTTATCAGTCATTATACTGATGTGGTGTATAGTGATAAAGATACAGAGGTTGCGTATTATTAATTTATAGTAGAAGGGGTTTATAATATAGTGTGTATTCATAGGGATGTAGAGCATAGGACACGTTCATATACAGATAATAATGAAGTGATTAGTACACATAAAGAAGTGCTAAAAGATTTAGAGTATATATGGGGTTGTTATCCTGAGTTACGTTTAGGGCAATTACTGTGTTATATTGCATCTGAAGTATTGGGTACATCTGACCCATTCTATTTAGAAGATAGTAAGTATCAAACATTTAGAGATACAGTAGCTGATAGGTATAGAGATATATGAAAGAATCAAGTGGATGGGTAGACATATTTAAATATATGTACTTTGTTATACAGTTGAAGGTGGAGGTATTCCTATTAAATCGTTTAATGGGTAGTTCTACTGGATTATATCAACGTAGTATTAATAAAGGGGTATTAAAATTTCTAGATGCTTATGAGACAGCTAATGAAGGAAATTACGAAAAGTTTTTAAAGTCTGTGGAAAAGTCAGTTGAGGATTCAGATGACAAAAGCTTCAAAGATTATTCAGATGTGTACTTAGAGGGGTTTAAAGCACATTATAACGTAGAAAGAAATATGCGTGTCATAGCTACTAATAAATTAAAGAAACAAACAGAGGAGTTAAAGTGTAATGAATATATTATTTAAACGTGGTGTAGTTGTGTTATCTGTGTTAACTTTATTAGGTACTACTTATGTAAGTGCTATTAGTACTGCTAGACCTGTTGTTATTAGTAGACCACCTGTTGTTAGGTCTACAACTGTTACAAAACCAGTAACTAAGTCTAATACACCAAAGAGTTCTACTAATAAGAGTGGTACGAGTGGTGCTACTAAATCTTCTACTGAGAATAAGACAACTAATGTAACAAATAACTATTACACTACTAACAAGAGTGGTGGTTTCTTTGATAGTTTCACTGGTGCTTTTGCTGGAACGTGGTTCTATCATACGTTATTTGGTAATAATAGTAATAATAGTGATAGTAGTTCTAATGTTAATACTGGAGCTACACAAGAAAATACGGATGGTGGAGATACAGAAGAGGTATTTAGTATTAGTTATTGGATTACTAATAATTTAGAATATCTTAAAAACTTATTATTTGGTGTTAAGTAGGTAGGTACTATGTTACAAAATCTAAAGAATAGGGAATACATACAAAAGCTATTAAACGCTGAGAGTTGTGATAGAGTACATGATTTATGGTGGGATAAGCCAGATGGTTTATTTATTAAGCGTGTAGACACTATATTTGAAGATGCTGTGGGTGATTCCACTAATACTCATAAGAGATACATATATCAATGTGTAGATGGTAAGTATTATGAGTATTCCTATTGGGAAGATTATTTTGGTGAGCAGACATGTCATAATTTTAGAGAGGTTACGAGACAACCAGTTTTAACTTATGAATGGGAGTAGACAATGATGAAAGATTTACAAGAAAAAGCAATTAACTCAGCAAGAGGAGTTTTATTCAGTAATTGTGGGTATAGTGCTGACAAAATCACTACAGATAAGATGTTTATTGTTTGGTTTTGTAAAACATTACAGAATTGGAAAGCTATTGTAAGTGGTACTGAAATTAAAGAATTAATTGAGGTAACCTATAATGGTGATAAAAAAGAAGCATATGTAGATGTGTATGATAAGAAATTAAATGTAGCTATTCCTTATGACTGTGGTATGAGTAAAAATGTATAGTATTAGTATTCAGCCGCCAATTATAGCTATGCTAGTTCTTATATTTTTAATGTTATTAGATGTGTTAGTGGGGATATATCTTTGGGATACTGTTACATTATTAAGACGTGGTGTATGTATAAAAGATGTTTTAACATATATTGTTAAATTGTTATTATATGTAATGGTTTATCTGTTTATAACATTAAACGTGGTACTAATATATGCTAACTTAAAATAGAATATGGGTATAAAAGTTTTTTATGGGGATAATACAAATAACTAAAAAAGTTTGTATTATCTCTTTTTTCATATAATAGGTATACTATAGATGTAATAGTATTTCTTGTGAGGAGATGATAAAATGATTCCTAGTTATGATTTAATGTATGAAGTAAACAAAGAATGCGTATCATACTTACAAAGTGTGTGGGGTAATGACGAGTGTGAATCTTGTACTTATGAAGAAATATATTCCAACTTAATGGAAGAGTTATGTGATGGTGCATTAGATATTCCTTTGTATACTAAAGAATCAAAAGAATATTATAAGACAAATAGGGATGTAAATTTTAATAAGTATATGTTAGATATCTTGTTAAAGATGTACGAAAAGAATAAAATGAAGTATACGTATAAGGTTGATAACGTAACATATATTTCTGATGAGTTCTATGTTCTAGAGAAAGAATTAGAAAAACTAATAAAGGATAAATAAGATGAAAAATAATAAAATGTATAAAAAATTTGATTCTACTACATATCGTATAGTTATGAGTATATTAATATATCTTGAAAGCATTGAGGTTAATGGTATTGTAAGACACGTGAATTCAAATAGGGTATATTATAGGGTTAGTGTGGGTTTTTCCTATAAAAAACTTGATGATGTTAGTAATATCATGAAGAATTTACCTAAGAGATATATAGTCGCTTTCGATACATTTATGGGTAAAGTATATAAACGTGTGATTCAGAGAGTACATACGTTTTATAGGGATGAGTATTATTCTATTAATTTCTTAATGGAGTATCTACAGGATAATAGTTATATTGTACCTATTGGTTTAGATGATATTGATTGTATTCGTATGTATGCTGAGGATATGTACAATAAGTTAGATGCCTTAAAAATGGTTGACACTATGTTACATAAGAAGTCAGAGGTTGAGGATATTTTAGGGGATACTATGATTAACAATAAAAATACTACAGTGCCAGATAAAGAAGATTTAGATAAGAACTTCTCTTATTTATATGAAACATTACTTAGATTACATAATAAGGGTTATAATACTCTTGAAGTTGGTGATAATATTATTGCTGTAGTACAGGGGTATACACAAGCAGATTTAGACAATCATGCAATTAAACGTAAGACATACTTAAATATTACTTCTACGTTTGATTTGTTAGATTTATATAGACCATTGCGTAGGGGTGTATATTCCATTAGAGGTATACTTAATTTACCTTGTGCAGGTGATATTGTCTACATGGGCGATAAACCTTATTATTTACATAGTATTTCTCTTAATAATGTAGGTACAATGTATTTCTTATATCCTAATCACTTAAATAGAGAGATGTATGAATTGTTAGGGGATAGGAATTTAGAGATGACATATAAAGTACGTATGGCTAAGAAGAATACTACATGTAATATGTTTGAAGATAGTTATCAAGATAAGTGGAATGCATTTATAGGAGGTTAATAATGGTAACACAATATTTTAACGCTGATGTTATTACATCTGAAGAGTATGTTGGATATGTACGTACTATCTTTCAATTACAATCTGCTATTAATATGGTGGGTTTAGATGGTGGTATTCAAGTTGTTAATAATAGATTACGTTTCTATAATGCAGAAGATGAAGATATCACACCTGAATATAAAGATTTGAAAGAGTTGGGTGTGAATACTAATCTTCTACTTAAACATAATAATGCTATTTCTGATTGTGTTGTACACTTAGAAACAACTGTAAAGGAATTGTATGATAAGGTATGTCATGCTGTTGTTAGTGATTATGGTAATATAGCTAGATACTATCGTGCCAATGAAGATAAAAATTTAGTGCCTAGTTTCGTGTATTTACGTGAGTTCGATAATCAGGATGAATCTGATAAAGTTAAACTGTTGTATGAGTATCAATATTTGTATGATTATATTAATAATCTTTGTAATATGAATACTAATAGAGGTATGGATGATATTATTAAGACACAGTATGATGTACATAGGGATTGTGTTAATTTTGTCATAGAACATACTAGTATAGATGCAGTCACTCCGTGTACTATTGTTAGAGATAATATAGCTATTCGATTGTTACCTACAGTTGTGTTTAGTGGTTCTCATAAAATTAAAGTTAGGGATGTGTTGAATAATGTCGATACAGTTATTCGATACTTGATTAGATTATATTCTGATTCATTTAAAGTTGCTTATGATGGTTTAAGTCGCACAGATTCTAAGTCTTTTGATAAGGTAGGGTTGAAACAGATTAATTATGTTACAGAGGGTAATGGTTTTGTAGTATTTGGTGATAATGTATTTTCTGTGCATGTTGATAGTGATAGAGTTAAACATTTAGTCAATCAATTAAATTATGTGCATAAAGTCGATTGTTTTATTAAGGCTATTGAAGGTCATCAGTACCTATTAAATACACCTATTATTGATAACTATGTGACAGTTGCTAGTGCTATACAGTCTTATTTACAATATCAATATGAAAGTGTTGTGGGTTATAGTGGATATACTAAATACATGCCGTATGTGTGTTTGTTGTTATCCGCTACTAGTGTGAGTTCTGTTGGTTATGCACATATTCATCAGAGTGTTAATATGCATTTAATTCATTATCATAGTTTTATGGTTGATACAGGTAATAGTGATAGGTTAGATATGTTGTTGTCTTATATTGATTTTTGTAAAGATAACTATAATTCTGATTTTACGTGGAACAACGATAGACATGTTATGGTAGTTCATCACAAGCATAAAGAATATGAAGTCATTTCATTGCATAAATATATTGATGACCACTCTATTGGTTTTAATTTAGATGTAGATGATGTATTAGATTTACTAAAACTCTCTAGAGGTTTAGTAAAGAGTTTCTATAATACATTAAATGCTGATAAAGATGCTGTATTTATTGATGCTTTGAATGGGTTTAGAATGATTTCAGATATTGCTAAATCTAAAGACGATACATACATTACATTGGATTATGAGATTGATAAATATCTTAATTGCAATACTAATTACTTTGGTACTATTAATAGTGACTCTTTATTAACATGTTCTGATATGGTATTCCCTTTAGATGGTGTACGTTCTTATATTAAGGATGTAAGTAACTATAAACCTTTAGTATCTATAGTTGAGAAACGATATAAAGGTATGGAAGTAGTATTACGTCTTATTATTGATGAGTTATTTGTTATCTTTGATGAGATTAATGCTAGTGATATTAAAACAGTATCTATTGGTGTAGAGGATTTCAAAGATTATAGCAAACTATCATTCATTGTTAAAACATATGATGGTAGAGTTGAGACATATCCTTTACTTATTAATAATACATTTAGTTATGCTGTGTATAGTTTATTTCATGAGGATAGTGGGTATCAGGTTTATGATGCTACATTAAAAGAAGTATATGATATCTTATCTGAAGTAGTGGGTATGATGGTAACTAGTTTTAATTTTGTTGGTTTTGATGAAGATATCTTTAATGTAGTTGATAAACTACGTAAATTATCTGTAGTAGTTAATTCTTGTGAGGGAAGTAGAAAAATGAAAGTAGTACATTCTAAAGAAACAAAATTAGTGCGTTCTAGTGATGCTAAAAATCTTATGTTAGCTAAAGACCTAGCTATGGAGTTTATTGATAGTGGTTATGATGTGATTATGCGTGATGGTGAGGATTTAGTAGTGTATTCTAGTACAGATAATAGTTTGCAAGAATATGTACCTAAGTCTTTACACAATGTTTTCTATGACGTAGATAAGTTAGACTTATTACCATTGTCTTATTACGTGTATATGTGTAAGTAATGTAAAGGAGATTAGATTATGATATACAATACAGAAGAGATACGATTAACAGCTGAGGAGTATGTGAGATGTATAGAATTATTCTATACATTAAAAGATAGAGGGGGTGTGTATGGGTACGATACTAAAATTAATTCTATCGAAGAGGAATGTATAGAATTTTGTGATGATGGTTGTCTTGTGTTCTCATTAAGTGAGGGTATAGTTGAACAGTTTGAAATGTTATCTAACATGACAATTAAATCTGTGTTAGATAAGTTACGTTTTATTATGACTCATGCTATTTATAGTTTATATGAAGTACAAGAGCTATTGAAACAGAATAAGACAGCATATCGGTTGTGTCCTAATTTTACTCTTAATGCATATTTAGAGGGGAATGTATTTAAGAATGTTCTTAATTATCTATTAGAGTGTAATAGGTTGTATAATTATTTTGTAGATGGTGATTATTTTAACTGTTGTATTCGATATGTGCATGAAGATGTTAAAAATCCATTTCATATGTACAATAATAAGGGTGAAGATGTACCTATGTTGTCACCTGTGATTCAGCACGTAGCATTTACACCTAACAAAGAAATTGCTGTACATGAGGTTATGGAGAACATACATGCAGTTATGTTCATGTTGTCTAAGTTACATCTTGATAAACTTAAATTGTTGCGTAAAACATATCAAGATGCATTAGAACTTAATAGTAATTGGCATACTCGTGTTAAATATAATGACAACAGAGATGTAGGATTGATTAATACATTGTATATCAATCTGCCTAAAGAGATTAAGAGTACAGATGTAGAACATATCGATACTGTTAGATTGGTTAAAGATGTAGTTGATGCAATTACTGTTGGTGTAAGTTGTAATTATTCTTGTGAGAAAGATAAGATAACTGTGTTTGATATCATAAGTGCTATGGTATGTCATTCAGATACATTGTTACGTGATACATATGGTGATGGGTATACAAATTACGATGCAACTACTAAAGTATTCTTAGATAAGATGGGTTGCATTAATCTTAATAAACATATTTCACAGGCTATGATGTTATATATCATTTATTACTATAGATATAAAATCAAGAATGATACATATCTTCGATTAGAACGATTAAAACATGCATTAGAGTTTGAGAATGGGACAGTTGATACGGACGTAGAATGTAAAAATGGGAGTATATTTCTTAATCGCAGATATCATGAGAGAGAAGAATTAATAGGGAATATTATTAATTTTGATACATTACCAGTTAAAGAGTCTGACTATGCTAATATTATTCCTAGTGTATTAGTTATGATGTTAGATACACTAAAGGTTATTGGTTCTACGTGGTATTATCATGCTAGATTTACTACTCCTATGCATATGATTCAGCTTATGTATGAGTTAAAGTATGAGAATTATGATAATCTGTTTTGTGAGTACTATACAAGTAGTGATACGTTTAAATTACTGCCAGATACATATTGTACTAATAGTGATGACGATATACACATTAATTGGTATCACTATGGGAATACAGTATTACCTACATATGGAACATATGATAGAAATACTATCTTAAAAGATACTGTGTTTGTTAATAGTGGATATCTCACAGAGGCTAGAATGGGTTTAATCACTTTGTTGAAAGTGGTTGATGATACACTACAGGGTATTACTAAAGAAGTTGATAGCTTAGAGTTACGATATAATATGTCTGACTATAATTATAATATGGAGTTCTATATTACATTCACAGATGGTGAGACAGTAGTTAGACATACTGAGTTTAATCTAGCAGACTTCTATTATCTGTATGGGTTATTATTATACTGTGAAAGTACTGAATGGAAAGAACTTCTATTCAATACTAAAATCGGTATCTATTCTTTCAAGACAACAATTAAAGATATGGCTTATCGAATTAATGCAGTTGCTAAAGAATTCTATACATTTAGTGGTGATATAATCGATAATGATGTGTATGATATCTTGGAATCAGTTATGAGTCATGCTAAGGGATATAAAAAATCATTAGGTTCTAGTCAAGTTATAGTAGAAGAAAAAGAGGTTAAAGAAGTGAATACAGAAGTAGTTGACCCTGTTGTTGAGGTATTAACTAAATATAGTAATGAAGTTGATGTCAAATATATAGCTAGGGTATTATCTAATGAGTTCATGTTAAATGGGTATGATTACATTGTTGTTAAAGACGATAAGATGAAAGTGTATTCTACAGATGGTAGTAAGTGTCAAGTAATTGCTAAACCATTACATCGTTTCTTCTATAATGCCGATACGATTGATAAGTTACCATTGTTGTATTATTTAATTGATTAGGTGAGATATGGATGGTGTCAATGCTATATTAAATTATGCATATGGTGTGTATTCTATACTAGGGATTTCATTATATGTGTTTGTTGTGTTGTTGATAAGTGTTGTGTGTGGTGTTAGTAAGTCATATCAATTAGATGTGTTCTGTAGAGTGTATGCTAAAGTATCTATATTGTTATCATTAGCATTTGTTGTGATTGTTTCTATTATTAATACCATATCATTTATATTAGAGTAGTTTTAGGTGGAGTGTATGAATAGTGTTTCTACAAGTGTATCAGATGTACTACAGCATTTAGGGATTGAATATATCAGAAGAGACAAAAGTAATAATTTCTATATGGTTACAGATAGTGGTGAGAAGATTTCTTGTGATGAGTTCTTTAAAGTTGTATGTATGCATCTATTACAAGATAGAGATGAAATGTATGTAGATAAGAAATAAAAAACTAAAAGAGGTAGTGAAAATCTACCTCTTTTTATATTATCACTTTACAATACTTTACACATATGTTATACTATATATGTACCAGTTAGGTACTAAATATTGTCTTTCAAAAAGGAGAAACAAAATGGAAATGATTAAATTACTTAGTGGTTTACCTTGTGTGTTAGCTATTGCTTGGGGATTTGGATATGTTCTCATGCAAGGTAAGGGTTATTACCCAACTAAATGGTATAAATTAATTGGTTTAATTTTACTTGTTTTATCTATACTAGATATTTTTGTTATCAATGCAGATTTATATCCTAAGTATTAATTTACTTAGGATATAGCAAAAGGAGATAAAAATGATTGTAGTAGCATTTATAGTAGTTGTAGTTATGGTGTATGTAACTATGATTATTGGTAAAATCCATGAAGAGTGTGATAGATATGATTCTGTTAATACATATAACACTCTTAAACATGATAAAGAGTTTCTTAAAAAGATTGGGGGTTAGGTTATGTTTTTACCTGTTCTTGGTGTATGCGTGTTGTTGTTAGTTATCTATGTAACAGTAACACTATTTAAAATTAGAAAAAACTATCATTTCAAGGATGCTAGTCATTTTGAGGTGGTAACAGTAGAGAGGGATACGAATTTAATTCCTTTCATTGTAGATTTTATTGGTAAGATAGTACTTCCTATGGCTATTCTAACAGTAGAAAGCTATACATGGTGTGCTATTCTTTTGTTTGTATTTGTTATCTTTGGTTTTTATTCTATTAGGGTTGATATGAATTTCTTATATGCATTAATTTTTAATGTGTATAAAGTTAAAACAGAAGATGGTATTGTATATACTGTATTTTCTTTTGAAGATATCGAATATATTACTAGTGGTAAATACTTGGAGGTAGCGAATGGGGTTCTCTTATACAGATGAAGTAAATACTAGGCATCATGTTGTTAATAGTGAGATAACAAGACCACATCTTGTTAAGGCATTAGATATAGATGATGCTACAAAAGAATATATGGGTTTCTATTATGGGTATGTTATTAAGCATAGTCATTTTACAGATGAGCGTAAGGATTATCTGTTGCTTGTAGATGAAGCTACATTACAAAAAGATGCTAGTGTATCTAGGGTAGAGATTGATTATAATACGATTAGGCAGTCTACTGGTATGTTAGATAGTAATGGTAGGTTATTGTTTGTTGGTGATATCATTTCTTTTGTTAATAGAAATGATACTAAGTATATTATTGTTAAGGGTTGCAATGGTTTTTGTTATATGGATATAGATAACAAAGATACAACTAAGTTTCCTTTAATGTGTAATAAATATAAAGATAATGTTAATACAGATATTGTATATGTGGAGGATTGAGATATGTCAGTTGAATTGATTACATCACAAATCGGTACATTAGAAGAGAGAATTAAGGTTTCTAAAGAGTTGTTGTCTAAAATTGATAATTTAAGTGATACAGATACAAATGCAATGAAGAAACAAATTAATGATTGCATTGTGAGTTTTGAGGTTTTGAATTTCTTGTTAATGGAGCGTCAAGTGATTGAAACAAAAGAGGAAGAACTTAATTCTGTACTAAATACAGTAGAGGATGTAGAAGTTCCTACACAGACTGTTGGGTTAGATGGTGATATTGTTGAGTAGTTTAGCATTAAGTGTTATAGGTGGTTTTGTCTTAATCATACCAACAGTATTGTTTCTATACGTTATGATTCAATTATTGTTTAGGGTACTAAGGGATGATATAATATTTTCTAAGGAATTCATACGTTTATTAATTGTATATGCTATCATATTTAGTATTTGTTTTGTTGGTGCATATGTTGTGTACATATGTAATTGAAGGGTGTTGTAATGGCAAGTAAAGATTACATTTTTAAGATGTTAGCCGCTAGTTCTCATAGTAAGGATGCTAGGGAAGAACATGATTTTTATTCAACAGAACCAAAGGCTGTTGAGGATTTGTTGAGATATGTAGATTTACAGCATAAAGTTACTGAGCCTAGTTGTGGCAATGGTAATATTGCTAATGTATTGCTTTCTCATGGACATGAGGTTGATGCATATGATTTAATTGATAGGGGTTTTGGTTATACAAAAGACTTCTTATCTGATAATACTCAGATTGATGGTGATATCGTAATGAACCCACCATACAAATACGCTATGGAACATGTATCACATGGTATGAGCATTTTAAAAGATGGTGGGAAGTTATGTGCTTTTCTTAAAGTACAGTTTTTAGAGAGTCAAAAACGTAAACCTTTATTTGATGCATATCCTTTAAAGTATATGTATGTGTTCAGAAAACGTACCAATTCTTATCGTAATGATGATAGGTCATTGGGTGGTAGTGCTGTGTGCTATTGTTGGTATGTATGGGAAAAAGGTTACACAGGTGAGCCAACAATTCGATGGATTGATTAGCGGATTAAGTATTTGTATATGTGTATGTGTAACATTCGATTTTGTGTTATAATGTGTACAAATACTTTTTATTTTAAGAGGAGATTAATAAAGTGGATAGATATGGACGTGTAATTTACGATAAAAACTTTCATACTAAGAATTTTATTCTGCATTATAAAAATCTAATAGATGTAGATAAATTTAAAGCAGATAGGGTATCATATGGTAAGCGTATAGATACATTATCTAAGCAGTTATCAGAGATTGATATGGGTAAGAATATTTTATTTATTGGTAGTCATGATATTCATCGTGAGTTATTCTTAGCTATGTTAAGTCGGTTTGAAACATTACAATCATATTACTATTGTAGTATGATGCAACTACATGATATCTTTTGGGGTAATAGGGGTAGTGAAAATACTCATTTAATGGATGAGGATAAGATGTATTCATTACAGGATATTACCGAACGTGTATTGTGCGTATATATTAATCGTGAGATGATTCCTACACGTAATGCTAGTGTAGTTGGTACTGTTATCACTAATCGGTGTATGTTACCTAATAAAGTAAATTGGTTGTATTTTCATGGTTTCACATCTGATATGTTAGATAGGGATGGTTATAAATCTATCTATGATTTATTTAAGTCAGGTGATAGTTTTACTATTATTGATTTAAATAAAGATATGCCGAATGTATTTAGTAGTGATACAAAGATTACTAAATCAACGACTAAAAAGCGTAAGAGTGTTAAAACAGAAGAGGTTGTAGAGACTTCTAACAATGTTTCTGATTTATATTGATAAGGGAGTGAGTTAATGAGAAACGTAATATATTCATGCCTATCTAAGTCAGACCCTTATTATGTGGATTATCTTAGAATCTTTGAAGAGGAAGCTGATAACTATAAGAAACAATTTAAGATTGATGGTGTTCTTAGTGATGTAGAACGTAAGTTTATGGATTTCATCATTAAGTCTTATGAAGTGAGTGGTGAGACACCTAGTCTTGATTTGTTTGTTAAGATGTTTAGTGAATATCCAGTAGAGGATGATTTACGTGTAGCAGAAGAAATTGGTATCAATGACTTTAGGGTATATATTTTTAATCTGATTGATAAGAGGGTTAATAAGTATATTGCTAATCGGTTAGATGAATTAAATGCTAAGGTAAAGAGTGATGGTATTACAGATGATATTGCACAAGAATTTACTAAGCTAACATCATTGTCTAATCGTAATAAAGCTAAGGATATTAATATTGAAATAGATTCTAAGCAAGAGTATGATAATAAGAAGTTACGACCTGTTGGTTTAGTTACAGGTATACCTGAGATTGATGATAAGATTGGTGGTATGAGTCCTGGAACTGTAACAACGATTGCAGGCTTCACGTCCCAATACAAATGCGTATCAGAAAATGAACGTGTGTATACTAATAGAGGTCTTTTAACAATGAAAGAGATTTATAATATTGGTGTACATAGTGATTTAATGGTTCAATCCGAGTATGGGATGCGTAAACTTGTAGCAGTACATGATGAAGGTGTTAAGAATTCATATATCATTTACATAGGTGGTATACCTATTGAGACATCACCTGTACATAGGTTTAGGGTTTTAACAGATAGTGGTTTAGAGTGGGTTGAGGCACAAAATCTTAAATGTGGTGATAGGGTTGTACAATCATTAAAATATTGTCATCATGATGGTGGTGGAAACGCTGAACATTGGAAACATGAAGCCGAGTTAATTGCTAGAACACGAAAAGAGTTTGATGATAACTTATTTACGGAAAGTCTAGTTTGTTGGAAGGCTTTTATTAGAGAGTTGTTTAGACATATAGGGTATGTTATTGAGAATGGTAAAACATTCATGTATTTTTTCAGTGATACTAAAGCATATTCTGTGAGTCGTTTGTTGTCAGCATTGGGGATTTCTACAGTCTTTGTGAATAGTAAGTTATTTATTAAGGGTTCTGTGTCTTTACAACGATTTATTGATGTAGTAGGTATTCATACATATAATGAAGTTGTACATTTTGTAAGATTGTCTGAGTTGGATGATGAATATATCGGAGATAATGAATTAGTTGCTATATGTAATAAAGATTTTGATGAATATGTTAGTGCTGAGTTAACATGGAATACTGTTACAGATATAGAACAGTCTGAGTGTTACATGTATGATTTAACAGTTGAGGGTTCTCCTACTTATTGTTTGAATGGGTATGTAACACATAATACAACGATGTCATTAAATATAGCACATCTTAACGCTTATGAGTTAGGGTATAATATCTGTTACTTATCACTAGAAACACCTAAAGAAGATATTAATTGGAACTTATTATCTTGTCATAGTTATAGTACTAAATTCCAACGATATAACTTTGTATCACATGCAAAGATGCGTTGGGGTACTATGACAGCAGATGAAGAGGATTTTATCTTTAATGAGGTAGAACCTGATTTTAAGAATGATTACATAGATGATGAGGGGAATACACGTAAGCGTGGCAAGGTTATTATTCTAGACGAATCTGATTTCAAGACTTTCTCTTTTGGCGAGATTTCTAGTGTTATTGAAAAGGTAGACGATAAATTAGGTGGTAAGCTTGATTGTGTTATTGTGGACTATATTCAGTTGTGTAAGTTTAGTGGTCAAGGTGTAACTTATGATGCTAACTCACAGATTAATAGCTACGTAACATTCTTTAGACGTTTAGCACAGAATTTCAAGAAAGAGATTAAAGAGGATGGTACTGAGGAAGTACGTCAGTTAACAATGATATTGTTAGCACAGATTAATCGTAGTTCTTGGCAGAAAGCAAGTCGGAATGATGGTAGGTATGATATTACTTGTTTAGCAGATGCGAATGAGTTAGAGCGTGGTAGTGCTAGGGTATTTACTACGTACACATCAGAAGATTTGAAAGCTAGAAAATCTGCACAGGTACAGATATTAAAAAATCGTGCTGGTCAAACAATGTATGACCCAGTAACTGTGTATGCAGATGGTGAGGCTTATGTGTTCATGTCAGAAGATGGCATGAATAGTAGTTTTGGTGGCGATGGTCTTGCTAGTGTAGAAAGTGCGTTCGCTAGTATGGATGATTCGTTTGATTTCTTATAGAGGTATGATGGTATGAGTTCTTTTACGTATAAAGGTAAAACATATAATTTTGCACAAGATGTATATATTAATTCTAATGGTAAGTGCATAGCTACATTGACAGATGAAAACAATACAACTTGTGAATTAACATTTGTTGATGGTGAGTTAGTGTCTATCACAGAAATTAATTAGTATATCGTAATATAGTATAATATGTTATAATCTTCATAGATAGCTAAATATCTATATATAGTAGTAGTGTTATTAGATAAAGCTAGTAACACTACTATTTTTATAAGATTAAAAGGATATACATGAATGGGACAATTAGATAAATTAACTAAAAGCTACGAGCAACATATTATTAAATGTAGAGTAGAGGGTGATAGGGCAATTCTTGCCGTATTATCAGATGTACATCAAGGTTTAAATGATAGAAAGTATTTACAAGATACTGTTAAATTTCTATTATCATTAGGTGATAGGTGTAAAGTCATTCTTGGTGGTGATTGCACTAATACAACAACTAAGAACTCAAAAGGTAATGTACTTGAAGAGTGGTGTAGTGGTAGTGAGCAGATTTATACTTTAGTAGAAGATATTAGACCTTTATACGAGAGTGGTCAGTTGATTGGTATTGTAGAGGGTAATCACCCTAAACGTGCTTATAATGAAGCATATATTACTATTGAAGAGATGATTGCTAGTTTACTAGGTGATAAATCACTATATAAGGGTTGTATGGGAATTGTGTACTTTAATGTAAATGATAACTTATATGTACATCAAATTTTGCATAAACATAGGTCTACAGAAGGTGCATATGATTTCTTTAATGCTGATGTAAATTGGTTTGAACATAAGCATAAACCTATGACTAGGGCAAGGGTTAAGATTGAACACAATAAGTTTGTTAAAAAGCCTGTAGCACGTCAAGTATGGGACATTTACCAGTCTAGTTTTCAAGTATTCCCTGATTATGCTAAGAGTGCTGGATATAAGCCTAGTGTAAGTGGTTATTACTTGTGTGAGATGAGTGGTAATAAGCATAATCGAATTGCTACACCTTATTTTGATAGTGATTTTAGAAATTTAATTAAAAATGGATATGAATTCTAGGTGATTATGTATGGTAGATGAGTTCTTGAAGTGTTATCAATCTAACACTTCATTGAGAGAGTACAATATAGTAGCTAGTCTTAGTATTGGTAGAGAGGGTGAGTGTGGTGAATATCCGTCTGAACCTAATTTATATTATTTAGGGTTAGATTCCGTTGGGTTTGACAAACAGTTTGAGAATTCGTATATTTATAACAATATTTCTCTTAGAGACTTGGCATATATGTTTATGTATGCATTCTTAGAAGATAATTATACATATGTGTTTCCTTGTGGTGGGTTTAGTATTAAGGTTAAATCACTAAGTTCTTATTATGGGTATGAGATTCATATCGCAATACCTTTAAAGGTTTTCATGACAAAGTGTATGGCTAGTTTTGTTTATAGAGATGTGTCAGTTGTTATAGATTCTATTTTTAGTATGTATAGAGATGTAGATATAAAGGAGATAAAGGGTGTTCAAAGAGAAGTCTAAGTTAGATGGTTGGGTAGATACGATTGATAGTTTTATTGAGTTAGAAGATGGGCATGCAGTAGCATCTAATGTAATCACTAGTGCTAAAGAGTTTATTAAGTCAGTATACGATTTAGATAAGACAAATCCGTGGCATCGTAGATGTGGTGTTAGAGTTGTATCTTCAACTATTGGTAGTATTCTTATTTCTATTGAAGCTGTAAATGGTACACATCTTGATATTGAATTTTTACCTACTGATATTATTAGCATGTATCATTATGATACACTTAGTGATGAGCATAATGTGGTAGACTTGATGTATATTGATTCTATGTCAGTTCAAGATGCTATTCAAGAGTTTACTGAAGTATTAGATAATAGTGGTATTTAGATACTATTTTAAGGGGAGATTAGATTATGGTAGTACATTCAGATGAAGATATTATTGAGTTGGTTAAGTTCTTTAAGAAAGAATACAATACATTAGATTTAAATAATCAATGTAAAAATGTAGTAGATTTTGTCAAGGGTACTAAGTTAGAAAGACCTATGTCATGTACTGATGTTGATGTGTCTGTACATGAAGACGGTACAATTACAATTAGTTATACAGTTAAAGAGTGGGCAATTAATTTTATTTTCTTCGCAGATAATCAAGTACATGTGCAGGAGTGTACTAATCACGTGACTAAGTTTGAAAATGTAAAACGTGCGATTATGTATGCTAATCGTTTCTTATGTATATAGGTGGTATATGGGGTTAGTTTCTTTTGTATTGGTTTTAACATTGACTGTGTTAGTGTTGGCTGTTGTACAAGATTATTTTGCTGATAAAAATATATGGTATTACTTGTTATCTGTATCAACTATTTTATTGTTTATGATTTTATCGATGGTTGGGATACAGATATTGTTTAGAGGTTAGGTTATGATTTTTATCATTGTTTTTATGTTTCTTATAGTATCATTTTTGTATACATTTTTTACATTTTGTGATACTGAAAAGTTTAATAGTAATAGGGAATGTATAGTTTACATGCTAGTATCTTTTACTGTTATAACACTACTATCTTGCTTAGCATGGTATGTAACAAAATAATAGTTGAGTGTGTGATTAGTTCATACACTCTTTTTTGTTTACAAAACTTTACAATATGTGGTATTATTTAGGTAGATAGTTTATTTCATATAAGGAGATTAAGTTATGAGTAAGGTTCTTAATAAGATTAGAAGACGTAGTAATACACATTTAATTACTGATTTCATTCGTAGTCTACATGAGTATCAAATGCGAACAAAAGATGTATTATTTATCATGACTAGCTGTGGTTACATGACATGGGAAGATTTCTGTAAGGTAGCAAGACATGATTATTATAATAGAGGTTATGGTTCTCCTGAGGTAGCGATTGATTTAAAGATATTCACTACTAAGGGATATTTCTATCGTTATGAGATTTGTGATGGTATGGAAGAGTGGAGATTTCATTATACTGAGCATGAGATGTCTAATCATAAATTAGATACAAAAGATGTAAAGTCATTCGTAGGTGGTTGTTGGTCTACGTTATCAGATATTATTGAGAGAGGTAATAAAGATGAGTGATGGTTATAGAAAGATACGTGCTGATAGGTTTAACTATCTATCTAAAGAGAGTAATAAATTATTGTCTATTATAGCAACTTCTATTATGTTGCGTGAGATAAATCAGTGTGATGATATGTATAGTTGTATGTCAGATAGTGGTGATGGGTGTAATTTTCAGTATGGTATATCTAGGATTTACACAGGTGGTGGTTCCGTTAGCATAAAGATAGGTGCTAATATATTACCTATTCGTCAAAGTGATAGATTTGTATTTAGTAATGGTACTTTAGATATTTATATGAGTCATGATAAGACAGAATTTGTTAAGATTAAGGTTCATAAAGGTTTAACTAGTTGCAAGGTAACAACTTCTAAGGCTCGTAGTGTGTCTTTTGGTAGAGAGAGATTGTTGATTAAAGATTTATTAGGTAAATATATGAGTTCTGCTAACATACCTATTGATTCTGATTTATATGGTGGATATGAGGATTATATTTCTATGATAGAAGAGATGAGTGTTATTTTAGGGTTTTAGTGTAAAGTGAATTATATATAAGACTTGTACATTCTTTCTAGAAGGTTGTATAATAAAAAGTAGTATTCTTATAAAGAAGTATGAGAATAACGACTGTACAAGTAGAAGTAGTGAGCGTATGTTTATTATCTTAGTTATAGGGAGCAAGTTTTAGCCGATTATAATGATGATAGATAACAAAAGCATAACGAAACGAAAGGAGGCCGTTCTAATCTATGTCTAATAAGATTAAGGCTGTATTATCAATTCTAACATTTTGTGGTGTTCTTTTTGGGTTTGTAGGTAGTGCAGATGCACGTATGGTAATGACTACTGCATATACTCCTCATGAGCAAGCTGGCTATATGGCTAATGGTTTGTGGATTCAGGAGGGATACGTTGCACTTGACTTTTTACCTTTGGGTACACAAGTGTGGTTGGATGGTGTTCCATACATCGTTGGTGATAGGATTGGTAGTGGTGACTACAATCATGTTGATATCGTAATGAATAGTTACGAAGATGCTATTCAACATGGTAGACGTTACATGGATTTACAATACTAGTATTTTAATTACAACTGAATAAGAGTAGGTACTTTAGATAGTTTAGAGGTATGGTGCGTTGACATCATACCTCTTATTTTTTGAAAAAAATAACTTAACAAAACTTTACAATTTAATATAGATATGGTATACTATAAGTGTGGTAAGGGTGATATTTAAAAGGAGAAATAAAAATGAAAAACTTTAAAATTTATGCCGTTAGTGGCGAAGATAATTCCAAATATGAAATTTCATTAAATGAGTTAGTTACTAAAGGTAGCTATAACGAAGAGGAAGTTTGTAAGTTGTTAGATTATATCGAAACAACTAAGTACAAAACTTTCCGATGGAAGTTAGTACATAAGAATTCCATTCATGCTATGGATGGTGATGGGATTCAACATTATCTAGTAGATTTAAAATAGTTTCAAAAGGAGAAAAATAAAATGAAAAAGAGTATGTATCAATACAATAATTTTGTTGGTTTAAATATGGCTGAAGTAGAAGACTTTATTCATATTTATGATTGTGGGTATTGGGATTGCGAAGCTATAAAGGTTGATGTAGATGTCTATGGCTTAATCAGTGGTAGACATGCAATGCCTGTTGATGAATACGTTTTCACTGAGATTGAAGATATGTTCAATTTTGGTGAGTTAGAGAGAGTGGCAATGGATAACATTGTTAAGACATCTGACACTTTTGTATTATATGTTACAGGTCTAACAGTGGCTACAGTTTCTGTGATTAATGTAGCTAAAAATTTAGGCTACAAACAAATTGCATTAAAACATTACAATAGAGACAATGGTCTTTATGAGTGTCAATGGGTATACTAATTGGGGGGGGATTAAATATGGAATCAGTTGAGACTGTGTATGGCATTTATCAGAATGGTCAATCAGTGGGTTTTCTTTCTCACGATAGTTTTTCTGAGTTCTTCAAGGATGTATGCATTGATTTAGTATGTGCTAAGGAAGAGAGGGAGTACATTACTGATAAAGTAAGTACAGATGTGTTATATTTTGAATTTGGGAAGTTCTTCTCAGATGAGGATGGGACTACATTATATAGAATTGTAGGGAAGTTTCCTAAAAAGGATATGGTAGCGTTGGGTAAAGAGTTTTATTTTAAAAAATAGAAAAGATATTTATATAAGAGATACTTTTGTTGGTATCTCTTTTTCTTATATCATAGAGAGTTATATATAATATATGATTTTGATAGACTATTTGTGCATTTATTGGTGGTAATATATGGTAATTTTAACAAAGAAAACGAAGTATGATTCAATCTTAGAGGGTGTTAAATCTACAATCAATGAAACAGTTATGGGTGATTTACGTAAGATTGGTAATAGCAAGACATTTACTTCTTTAAAGAGAGTATTAGGTGGTAAATTCTATAATGTAGAGACAGGATTTAGGGTTCATAAGATTAAAGACAGTACATATACTTTAGATGTTGAGTATTATGTTGAAAATCATGATTTAGATGCTAGGCTTAATCTTATTGTAAGGTGTGATGGTACTTATACATCTGAAGATAAGACAAATGGTACGACAACTGTTACTGCTAAACAGATTATAGTACAAGAACTAGACGCACCTGTAACTACACTAAATACATTTAAACCTTTTAAAGTTAAATGTAGTATAGATGTGGTAGAAGATTTACAATTCATTTCTACTGATTTTAAGTCTGTGGCAGAAAAAGTTATTACTACTTTATTTGATGAGTTATTAAAAAATAAAGAATTAGATAATAAACTTGCTAAGAGTACTGGCAATGCTAAAGGTTTTAGTTCTGTAAAGGAATTTATGTTGGTATCATCTAGGTAGGGAATATATGGCTGATGAATATGGTAAAGATTGGCGATATCAGTTAGAGAGACAGCATAGTGTAAATAATCCTATTATTGTAAATGAAGATATTGAGTTACAGAGAAGAATGTTTTGGGAATCTGCGTTACATACAGGAATTACAGTAGATTTTTATAACTGTAGGTATGAAAAGCAAGATTTCAATCAAGACTTAAATCTAATGTGGGACGATGCTATACGATTGCCTGTTATCTTTGACGATGCACCTAAAGTTAAGGTTCTTAAAAATTTAGGTTGGTATACAGAAGATGATGAACGCCCAGAGTTGGTATATTTACCAATGTATAAGGATTGGATGACTAAAGAACTTTTAGATGTTAAAGAGAATTCTATTATACGTTTATACTATTTTGGTGGCATAACTACAGCTGACTTTAGGGTTACTGATAAAAAGTTGGATAGTGTGTATGGTGTGTATTGGATTTGTAAATTAGCACCAGAACGTATGAATGATTTCACTATGATAGAGTTAAATGGTGAGCATTTCTTAAAACGTAGTGAGGTTAGACCTAGACATACTGAGTATATGGGTAAGCAACTAGAAGATGGGTATAGTCCTGACTATGAAAATACTTCAGATTATAGGACGTATGAGCATGATTCTTATGTTAATCAGATTGTAGATAATGATGACAATGATGGTTCTGCTGATAGTTTAAATTATTCAGATACAGAAAGTAATAATGTTGGCTATGAAGAGTCAGAGGATAATATGTCTACAACTTTTGAGTCTGTAGATGGTAAAAAGTATATAGATAATTTTGACGTTATTGATGATTATAAAATACCAAAGAGAGATAAAAAGGATAAAAATATTCGTGGTGGTAGATTTAATATAAATTGAGGTTAGTAAATTAGTATGAGATATAGTAGTGATTTAATCGTAGAGTCTTTACGAGGTCAGCTAAATGAGAGTGCTATCAATGAGGCTAAGGTAGTTACATTTGATGGTAAGGTAAATCCTAACTTTGGTCATGCAGTTATTATGGCTGGTGGAGCAGGTAGTGGCAAGGGAACAGCATTAAAGAGTGTTATTATGTTACAGGGTAAAATCTTTGATGTTGATGAGTTAAAGAAGTTATATGTTAAAGGTGCTAAGAGTGGTGTCTTTGACGATGAACGTAATGGTGATTATAACTTTAAAAACCCAGATGACGTTTCTTTGTTACATCAAAAAGTAAAAGACTTAAAACTTAAAGATAAACGTGAGGAAGCTTTCTTTAAATCTATTATGGCTGATAAGTTACCAAATATTATTTTTGATATTACTGGTGATGAAGAGTCTAAGATTACAAATATTGCTAAAATGTGTAAAACTATTGGCTATAAAGTGTCATTGGTGTGGGTAGTTGCTAATAGGGAAGAGGCATTTATTAGGAATATGAAACGTGATAGAACAGTTCCTGATGAAGTATTCCATTCAACACATAATAATGTTAAGGCATCTGTATTTGGTTTCTTAGAAGGTCAAGGTGCTAAGTTCTGTGATTACGCTTGGATAGTGTTCTCCTCTGGTATTGATGCTAAGAAGTTATCACCAGAGGAAGAGAAAGCATTAGAGCAAAATAGGGTTATTGCTTTAGAGAAAAAAGGTTCTACATTTGTTGTACCAGATAAAGTATATCGTAAAGTTATGGTTGTTACTGGTAGGAATGAGATAGACCCTAAAGCACCTAAAAACTATTTAAGTCAAGGTGATTTCAGAAAAGACTTTGATAAGAAAGTAGACGCTGTTCGTGGTGGTTCTATGACAGTAAGGAAACAGCGTTTCTAACAGAGGTACGTATGAAGATACTACGTAGTGTTGTTGAAATGGAACATATAGATGGGATATATATTACTGTTTCACAGCATATGTTTAAGTTGGGTTCTAAACGTATACAAAAGGAGTTAGGAAGTCTTTATTACAAAGACTTCCTAATCTTTATGGCTGTAACACTAGCTAAAGAGTTTGAACGTGCTATTGATACACAGAGGTATAAAGGGACTAAGTGGGCGCCGTTATCTGTGTCTTATTTAACATATAAAAAGCGTATGGGTTTCTCTTTAAATACGTGGGAGGCAACTGGATATCTTAAAAATAATATTACAATATTTAAGAAGTTTAATAACTTTATAGCGGTTGGATTTCAACAGAAACAAGTATATCCTAATAGTGGTGTACAAGTTAATATTATTGCTAGGTATGTTGAGTATGGTACAAATAGGAATACTATAAATGGTAAAAAGACAATGCCCCCTCGTCCTCTATTTAGACCTATAGCAAGTTACATTTCAAAACATATATCTAGGTATTATAAGATGTATTTAAAAGAGTTAGATAAGATTAAAAATAGTAGAGTTCCATATTTGTATCTTAGAAATAAATCTGTTATTAAATCTTCTAAAGGTAGGAATAGAAGGTAGTAGGTGTAGTGTATGCATAGTCCTTTATATCAATATGATTTAGCTATGTACGATAGGGTACATAGTCTGTATGATGAGGTATTTTTTGCTGATGTAGATGAGCAATTCATTACTAATGCAAGAGAGCATCAAGGTAAGGTAGTCATGCCGTTTATTGGTATCAGTAGATTACCAGATTTCTCTATTAATTATGAGTTCTATAATGATAGTCAAGTTAGAAGAGGTTGGACTAATCAGAAAGCTAGAAATGAAGATGGTGTAGAGTTTAGGGATAAACGTGTTATGGTACATTCATTACCAGTAATGTTGCAGTATCAAATAGATGTATATGCTACTAAACGAGATGTGTGTGATGGTATCATTTCTGAGTTATTGATGGAGTTTTCTGAAAGACCGTATCTTAGGGTTCAGTTTATGGACATTGGTGACCATGTACAAGAATTTCAATTAGCATTGGAAGATGGTGTTAGCGATAACACAGATGTGAGTGGTTTTGCCGAGACTAATAGATTTTATCGTAAATCTATAACAATAAATATTGACCATGCGTATATCTATCGTGTAGATAAAGCATTAGAGGTTGATAAAATTATTATAGATATTCATGATTTACCATTAGATGATAAAGACTTGAATAAAATTAAACCTAAGAATGGTAATAATTCCAATTCTAGTGGGTTTGATTTCAATACAGATGGTATTAGCCCTGGTGTAAGAACTAGGGATGAGTTAAATCTTGCTAATGAAGAGACATCAGATGGGTATCATAAAATTCAATAGATATAGTGAGAACGTATTCAAGTATTTGGATACGTTCTTTTATATATAGGTTTTGAAAACATTAAAAACAATAAATATCTGTGTATACTGAAGAGAAAATTATATGTACAAAAGATGGTAAAGTGAATAACTTATATTATAATATAAATTATCCGTTTTCGAGGGGGATATAATGGCTACACTAACAATGTTAAGCCCTGGCGTGTATATGAATGAGGTTGACAAAAGTCAATATACTACAGACTCCTCTACTTGTATTATTGGTATGGTAGGTGGTGCTAGGTTCGGCCCCGTGGGTGTTCCTACACTTATCTCCTCACAACAAGAGTTGATTAAAACTTTTGGTGAGCCTGTTGAAGGTGAGTATGGTTTGTATAGTGCATTAATGGCACTAACACATGCAAGTCAAGTTATCTATACACGTGTAGTACGTGGTGGTACTAAAGCTACTTCAGGTAAAATCGGTACTGATAAAATTCTTTATCGTTCTGCTGTAATTGGTGAGGCTAGTAATGGTCTTAAAATTAGTCAATCTGCATTGACTGGTGGTAAATTTACAGTAATTGTTAAGGATGCACAGGATGTAGAGAAAGAAAAGTTTGAAGATTTAACTTTGACTTCCTCAGAAGAAAACTTTGTAGAAGCTGTAATTAATGCTAAATCAAAATTGATTCGTGTTGAATTACAATCTACAGGTGATGTATCTGCAAAAGAGTTTGTGTTGGGAGATGCTGTAAAAGGCGGAAACACTGGTTCTAATGCACATGCAGGTAAAAAGGGTACAAATAAAGTACTCTTAGAGTCAAAATACTTTGATTCTAAATTAAATGGGTGTTCCGCTATTTTCAGTGCTATTGATGAGTTTACTCAAACATTCAATGTTAGCATTGTTGATGAGAATGGTAATGTTGTTGAGCAATTCAGCACATTATCTTTAGACCCTAAATCTCCACGTTTTGTTGAGACTATTATTAATAATGGTTCTATTCGTGTAAATGCTAAAGTAGATACTGATACGTCTGTTAACTACGCTGAAGATACTTTAATCTTTAGTGGTGGTGATGATGGTATCTTGGGCATTACTGCTAGTGATATTATTGGTGATGTGTCTGGTGGTGGTTTACAAAGTTTCTCTAATCCAGAGACAGTTACTATTGACGTATTAACTGCTAGTGGTTGGAGTGATGCTAGTGTAATCAAGGCTGGATTGAGTATTGTTGAGAATCGTGCTGATTCCATTTTCTTGGTAGACCCACCATTTGGTATGAGTGTACAAGAGATGGTTAATTGGTCTAATGGTAAAGGTTCTTATACTAATCAAAATGGTCTTGACACATCTTATGGTGCATTATATTGGCCGTGGTTACAAATTAGTGATAATTTCACTAATAAAAACATTTGGCTACCACCTAGTGGTTTCGTAGCTGGTCAGTATGCATATAATGATAAGGTAGGTTTCCCGTGGTTAGCACCTGCTGGTTTGAACCGTGGTAGAATTACTAAAGCTATTAATACTGAGTACTCACCTACACAAGGTGAGCGTGATGCTTTGTATGGTCATAGAAATGTAGTAAACTGTATCACAAACTTTATCGGTCAAGGTATTGTTATCTGGGGTAATAAGACGTTGCAACGTCAACCAACTGCATTAGATAGGGTTAATGTTCGTAGGTTAATGAGTTTCTTAGAACGTAGTATTGCATCTAAGTCTAGGTACTTTGTATTCGAGCAAAACTATGATGCTACTTGGGAGCGTTGGAAAACACTTGTAGAGCCTGTGTTGATTAATGCTAAAAATAATGGTGGTCTATATGATTATAAAATTGTGTTAGAAGCTACTGCACAAGATTATGAAAACAATCGTATGCCTATCAGTATTTACGTTAAACCAATTAAAGCCGCTGAGTTCATTAGTTTGACTTTCAACATAATGAATTATAGTGCTAGTTTCAACTAATAAGGGGGATATGATATGAGTCAGTTAAATGCCGCCTTTATGTCTATGGACTCAACGTATGAGGTTCAACGTACCAATAACTTTAGGTTTATTGTAGATTTAAGTGAGTTCTCTAATAATACATCATCTTCAAGTGGTGATATTATTGAGTTGGCTTGTGATAGCACAGGTCTACCTACTGTATCTAATGACCCTATTGAGTTGGATTATGGCAACTCACAAATCAAGGTAGCTGGTAAAGCAACTACTGATGATATTACAGTTGCTGTAAAAGACTTTATCGAACCTGACGTAGAGAATATTCTATGGCAATGGAGGATGAAAGTTTATAATCCTAAGACTGGTAAAGTTGGTTGGGCGAATAACTATAAACGTACATGCATGATTGTACAATACGGTCCGAATGGTGAAGTATTGAGGAAATGGCAATGTGATGGTTGTTGGCCGACTAGTTTAGACTTAGGTGAATTGGATTACTCTAGTGGTGATAAAAAACAAATTAGTATGAACTTGTCTGTAGATACTGCGTATCTTGTACGTGATGGTCAAAATACTCATATTTATGGTACTGACTAATTTAGTTAGTTTTATAGGACGTAGTGTATGCTACGTCCTATTTTTGTGTTATAATGTTTGTGTGTGGTTTCATACTTATCTTTATGTGTTCTCATATTAAGGAGTTTATGAGGTTAAGGTGGGTTCATTGGTTATTGACATAATTAATTACATGTACTATAATTAATTATGTTGATTAACAGCCATGGTCAATTAAAAAAGCTGACATCAGGATATGGTGTTAGCTTTTTTAATTTATATACAAATTGCTTTTTCAGTAAAAATAAATTATAATAATCTTGTAATATTAAATGTAGAGAGTGAGGTGAAAGATAATATATGTATTTAACATTAAAGCAACAGGTAAAGCACTTAACTAAAGAAGAATATAATATTTTAAGAGAGCTATGTAGAGTAGCTAAGAACTTAACAAATCAAGCAATATATAATGTTCGACAGCATTATTTTCAAGAAAAACAATATTTAAGATATGAGTCTAATTATCATGAATTGAAAAATTCTGAGAATTATAGAATGTTAAATTCTAATATGGCTCAACAAACCATTAAAGAAGTTGATTTAATGTTTAAGTCATTTTTTGCACTAATTAAGTTAGCAAAACAAGGTAAATATAGTTTTAATCATATTAGATTACCTGGTTATTTACCTAAAAATGCTTATTCTTGTTTAATTATTGCTCAGTTTAGTGTTAAAGATGATAATGTTTTAACAATTCCATACTCTAGAACTTTTAATAGTAAATATGATGTAGGGGTTAGGATTAAGATTCCTAAAATACTAGAGGATAAAAAGATAAAAGAGATTCGGATTATTCCCAAATTTAATGCTAGGTTCTTTGAGATTCAGTATATATATGAATATCAAGAGGAAAATATAGAATTAAATACTAACAATGCACTAGCTATCGATTTAGGTGTTAATAATTTGTGTACTTGTGTTACTAAC